AAATACATATCTGGTACCAATGTCCAAATCGATTTATAATATTAGAATATCCTGATCGATTTCTAACACTAAAGACCCACGAACGTACTAACCACCCGCCTCTTTTCCATCTCCATAATCCATGCCAAGCAACCTTAACCCTTTTTTGGTTAATTAAATAATGCCAATCATTTAATGGTATTGCTCGCTTTTTCATATCTTAACATAATAACATTTTTTCTCAACACAATGAGGCAAGTCAAACGCTAATCCAAATAGACAGTGCTGTTCAAAATAATACAGAGCACAATCTTCACAGGTTCGAGCAAGTCCCGTTTTGCTTGCAAGGTATTTCTTGGTAAGTTTTACCATTTTATATTTTTCTGTCATCTGCGCCACCATCTTTTAAAGAGTTTCCAAAGTATCTTAGTCATCACATAAAATTTATTAACTGGGTTTCCACGTCCTGTTTTGTTACGCCAATATCCTCGATTACCTTATCCAGAACACTTGAATAAACCTCCTCAAACTGATCCTGTGACATACTTCCAAAACTAATTGAATCCGGTTCATAAAACGTTCCTTTCGGAGTTTGGTAAGTCTTAAAATAACCTGCTTTCATAATTAAGTATTTCCGGTAAGTTTCAAACGGCATATCTATTGATGTGTTCTCGTGTCCCAGGTTTACGAGTGCAAAGAACTTCCGATGAAAACCTACGTTTCTGGGATTAACAATTTCAGCTTCATAATCCTGTCCTAACTTCAATTTTCGCTTTTCGTCAAAGTCGGAAGGATATAAAGGCATTAACCCTGATAGTGTATTTCGGAGAAGTAGTTTCATAATCCTGGATCAGCATCAGAAAAACAATTACCATAGCAATCTGTATCATTATACCTCTCAAATTCCTCGTCCTGCCTTCTCCAACTTTCAGGAGCAGAAATAATTTTTTGATAAGGATAGCCATATAGATTACTGTATTCAATAGCCTCTTTAAGGGTTTCAACTTTAATTGTACCTGCGGGTGTAATTACGTTGTACATGATTTTAATTTTAAAATGGTTGTTCATTATCATCAGGGACTGAGCCGTCATCAATATTACCTGGCAACTCGTTAATATCTGACATTGCCTTTACTGGAACTTTACCAGACTTTTGATACTCGTCTTTGGCTTGTGGCGTTTCTTCTTTCTTCCCTCCTGCAAAGTGAAGTCTGTCACCATTGATCTCAGTAATATAAACAGTCTGACCATCTTTATTCTCATAACTCCGGTAATTGATCTCACCTTCGATGATTACTGAGTTGCCTTTCTTTACATACTTCTCAGCCAGTTCAGCCAGCTTGCCCCACAAGACAATATTATGCCATGAGGTTTCAGTGACCTTTTCATTGTTCTTTGTGTAGCTTTTATTGGTAGCCAGTGAGAACTTTGCTACTTTATTACCGCCCTCGAAAGTCTTGACTTCAGGGTCTTTTCCTACATTGCCAAACAAAATACATTTATTCATCGTATGAATATTTATGATAGTTATTTAATAGTTCTTTTACCTGAGTAATTGCAACCCGTAACCGTTGCTCAAACGTAGCAAATAATTCCGGTTCAGGATATACCCGGATAAGAAAGGGTTTCATTTCTTCGACAAAACTCATAAAGTCGCAGAATGGTAATCCGGTTACAAATAACTGTCCCTGTACCTGTTTATGATATTCCGATGGTAGTTTATTCCACATTATATATTCCATGTGTGTACGCATCAACGGACATTTGATTTCTAAAAGTCCACCTTCAGATATTCCATCGGGACTAACTCCGATCCATTCTGAAAACTCATCATCTTCATCTCTGGTAATGAATCCGCAGGTCTTAACTTTATTGCCGGTAATTTCCTCATAAAAGGCTCTTGCAATAGGTTCCGTCTCGACACCTTTCTCCATAGTAGCATTAGAATACGTTTCTTCCGCTCTGTGAGTGATTATTTCGCACGCAATGTTCGTGAGTAGGTCTTTATATGTATCAGTCGTATCCTTCGCTACAAGTGCCTTAAAACGTGTTCCAGTGACACGTCCGCAACGAATCTCATGCCATGCCTCTGAACCTTGCTCCATATTATGTATTATCATTGCTCAAGAGTTTTATCCATTTCTACCATCAGATCAAAAAGAATCCATGCATAATCAGCAAGTTCACCAACTTGAATCCTTCCTGCAACAGCCATGTCCTTTGCATAACTGACAGCAAATCCAGAATAGCGGGACTTCTCTCTTGTTAGTGCTTTACCAAAATTTGATTGCCTGTTTTGTGTAGGTGGTTTGATAACCAGGTATTCTTTTACCGATCCGTCTTTTGCAGTATAGGTCTTTGTTTCCTCAGTAAATTCAGCCTCTTGACCGGAGATAAACTTCTTCTGATCCTTCGACTTTGAATTATAAACAGCAACCTGATCATCGTACTTTACATGAAAAGTAAACATCGGGCCAAACTTGCTTTCAAATTCCTTTTTGAAAATAACCTCAGTGATCATTGCTTTCATAACATCTCCAGTTTAATAGTTTCTTCTTTGCTCTCAGGGAACGCCTTGCAGCCTTCGATGATCCGGCTCAGGTGCTGGTTTGCTGTCTCAAGATCACTGCACCAGGTCTCACTGATGAGCCTATCACCGTCAACACTAACAAAGTAGTATTCTTTGCCGGTGATCTTTACTGTCTTCTTAATAAGTTCAATTTTCATTTTCGGGGGTTTTAAATTAGTAATCTCTATTATTTGCGTAATCCTCAAATTTCTCCCAGAGCAATTCTTCAATTTTATCTAATCCTACTATCTCATCAATAAATTCTGTAAAATTAACACCTTTGTGATATATAGATATATTGTCTATCGAAGCAGGACATCCAGGATATCCAGAACCGTCTGGATAATATCTGACTTCTCTTTCTTCAGGTTTAAAATCAAATTCCACATCGAAGTCAATACCCTTAAAATTTATTATTTCTTTACTCATTTTTTCAGGTTTTAAAATAAATATTCAAATAACTTCTCATGTACAAAATCTTTGTGATTCTCATTCAGGTCGTAAATCTCATCCTCAGTAATTTCCTTGCCGTCCATATCAGCAGAGCAAGCAAACGCATCGCAGAAGTCAGGATAGTCCGAGCGATCAATGTCATCAAACTTTATATTGGTGATCTTTGTTTGCTTGCTCAAGATCAGTCGTCCAGGTTACTGACTGCATATCTCCGTCAACAGTAACATAATAGTAAACTGTTCCGGTGATCTTCATTGTCTTTTTGATTAATTTGATTTCCATTTTCGGGGGGTTTTAATTAAATTCTATTTATTTTATTATTCCGGTTCCATTACAATCAGGACATTCCGAAGGGCCACAATGATCGTGACAATGATAACATAACATTAAATCAGGCTCTCTTGTGTCTCCACAACAATCTGAAATAATCTCATCAAATCCTTTACCGTCACACAATGGACATTCTTTTATGTCCTCAGTTCTTTCATTAAGTTGTTCATCCGAGAAGGCGCCATAACCATCTGCCTCGGCCATTTCATGTAAAAAGATTCTGTCTTTCATTAGTTTAGAAAATAATATTGTTCAATTAATTGACTCAAAGCTACAGAATAAGCAGTCTTACCCATCCATCTATACACCCATACAATCAATTCTGCCGGGTGTTCAAATGACTGGATAAACTCCTTCTCATCAGTGAGATAAAAGATGCGTTTCATTTTTCACTTTGCTGAAAGCCTATAACCATATAGCGTGCTGCTAATTTACTTTTTGTAGTGCGTATACCAAGTTTCCTCAGGTCAAGAGCTTTCTGTGAGAGTTTCAACCAAAACTCAGTAGGCTGAAAAATAACCAGTCCGGTTTCTTTTTGTAAATCTTCTTTTGTCATAATCAAAATATTAGGTACATTAAAAAAAAGTAAATCGCCCCTCCAGGGATAAGGAGAAGTGGGGCATATTGATTTTTGAATAGTTTTTTCATGTTGTTTATTTTTAAGCGGTAACGAGTGCGGGAGGGGTAACCCCAGTAATCCGCACCCGACCGACTAAGGTTTCTTTATTTTTCAATTATCATATATTCTGTTTTTCTGAATGTAAAAGAAGGATGTGCAGCTATTGCCATACCTCTCTGACTTGCTTTATCTAAAGCATCTTTCATACTATCAGCATTAATACTGATATGTGCAAATGTTGTTGCTGAAATTTGGATTGTTACTCTGTAGGTTTTCATCTTAGTCGGTTTTAAATTTGTCTTATTGACTCTGTAAATATATAAACTATATTTGGTATATACACTATATTATATTAACTATTTATGTAACAAATGTTACAAAACACTACAATTTATTTGTCCTTTTGTAACAAATGTTACAAAATAACAAAGCCTGCCAGAAAACCCCTTAACTGACAGGCTCAAACAATGAAAAAAAGAAACCTAAAATTTAAGTGACACACCCGTTAGTATTCCAAACGTATTATTCCCGGTATCATATATAGGCCCCACATTAATCCACCCTAGAACATTGGCGACGGCTGCAATTGAAAAGGCTGCTTTTGGTAATTCTCCTTCAGTTGCAATTTCCTGTCCAAGTAACAATAAAAGATTAAATCCATAATTGTTAAAAGGTCTGCCTTCAATATTAATATAATGTTGATATCCTACGCCTACGCCAGCAGAATTAAAAGTACTTGTCTCCCGAGTTTTCAGATTGATCTGTACGGCTGTAATCGCAACCTGAGGCCTAATAAGCCATTTTGCGGGCACAACTGTCATTGCACCCAATGAATACTTAGCCTCAAAGATGTTGTCAGGGATAGGCTTAAAAAAGCCTTTGAATACACTCTGTGAATATCCTGGAACTGTTAAAGTTACAAGGATCAATAAAATGATTAGTCTTTTCATTATTCTTTGGTTAGTATTTTACCTGTTGTATTGGTGAAAAAGTTTTTAATCAAATATGCTAAAAAAGCACCTGTAGCAACCAAACCTACTGTCTTCAAAGCCCCCGGACTAAACAATGTCCCGGACTGGACAGCTTCATAAGCCCATGTAATCACAGCAGTCAAAACTGCCAGAACGAGTCCTTTGATAAA